AGATGGCGCTAATGATGCACAGATTCGCATCACATCAAACAATGATTTTAATAATGAGGCTTACATAGCTTTAACTATACAGGGTGCCAAAGACTCTGGCGTTAGAACTACAGTTTTTTCAGAGCAAGTATTAATGACAACTACTGGTGAGTTCCGTTCCGCAAGAGTTGATGGTGGAGGTTACAATGGTGACACCGTTATGACAAACATTCTAATCTTCCCCCACGGTGGAAGTTTAGACATATCGGGTGGAACATTTAGATTATATGGAAGGGCTGTATGATGAGTAAGAAATATGTAGACGGTGTTCTCACCGATATGACAGAGGAAGACATTGCTCAACGTGATGCTGATAACGCAGCATACGCCGCAGACCTTGCCGCTAATGGATACAAATCTGATCGTGCAGCTGCTTATCCCAGCATAGCCGATCAGCTTGATGACATCTATCACAATGGCATTGATGCTTGGAAAGCTAACATACTAGCGGTGAAGAAAGCTCACCCAAAACCGTCATAAGGAGAATAACAAATGACTGATACACCAACTACAGAAGAAATCGCACAGCACTACACAGCTATGGGTCACTCAGTAGAGTTGCTAAATGCTGGGCAACCAGAGGGCATGGAAGACGCTGACTGGACAGACACAGTTGCTCGTAATGTTGAGCATCTGGAAATCATGGTAGCCAAAGACTTCTGGACTACAGAAAATATGACTTCCGCCAATGCTGCAATCGCAGCTAATAGCTAAGGTTATAATAATGAAGCAAGAGAGTTGGCACCTATCTAAGTCAGTACCTATTACCTTTATTGTAGGTATTGCCTTACAAACAATGGCATTGGTATGGTATGTGTCAACTCTTGACGCTTCCGTTAAGAGTAACGCACGTGAACTGCTACGACAAGAGACACGAATAGGTACACTAGAAAAGACTGTGCAATCACAGGCCGTATCACTTGGTCGTATTGACGAGAATATAAAAGCTATTCGTAACCTTGTAGAACAAATGGCGGAGAGGTCTAACAGGTTACAAAATGATTAAGGTAGCACCTTTTGTCTTTTTGCTGTCGGGTTGTCTGTCAGTAGATATGGGTACACCCATTGCATATCCTTCAGTTTGTAGTGAAGACTTACACTGCCAAAGAAACTTAAACGCACAGACGTTGCATTACTTAGGACATCAGTACGCAGCTACTGAGCTTATGTGTAGTGATAAGAATGTTAGAGAAGTAATGGAAGACGAATGTGGAAATGGCTTGTAATACTTACTCTACTGTCTGCAAGTAATGCAGTAGCTCAAGACAATGTTGGTGACGGTTCTACGAATGGTGATCTTAACACTAACATGGGCGACAACAACAGTGTAGATAGTAACAACGCAAGCAGTACAACTAACTATAATGGAGCGGGTTCAAGTCCCGGTTCACAACCAGTACCAAGTGCAATATCACCTACAATGATGGGTGGCGGTGGTAACGATAGCTGCCTTATACCTAGCTCACAAGGTGTGCAGATTAGTATAATCGGTGTATCTCGTGGTGAAATGCAACAAGACCCTGAATGTAACAGGCGTAAAGATGCTAGATTAATTGGAGCACCTCAACAGGTAGGTGGCTTAGGTCTACAAGTAAGTGGCATAAGTATAATGTGCTCTAACCCAAATGTGTTTAAAGCTATGGCGTTAGCTAACACACCTTGTCCAATTGTAGATGTCTCTACAGGTAAACTGTTAATTGGACGTGACGCATATATGAAGATGCGTAGTAAACCAAAGGTCTACATTGTAGGCTACAATCAAAATAAATCATTTTGGAATAACTTACTATACATTGGAAGGAAGATACCAGATGCGCCTACACAAAATGCTCCTAGCCGTTCCATTAGCGATCAGTTCAGAAGTAGCCTTCGCAGAAACAACAATGAGCGATCTTCACACAGCGGCACAGGTGATAGAACTACAGCTACAGCTGGCAAATAACTTAGCTTGGGAAATTGATATGAATGCCCATACGGGTTTCATTGTAGAGGATGGTACAGCAAACGCAGCTTTTATTAATGAACAGATGGTATCAGCTTACAATGATGCGCTATCTAATGTACGTAATGCAAGTTATTTGACTGCATCAGATATTCTTGCGGAGCAGCATGATACTGCTATAGATAATATGCACACTGCAATTGATAATCTGGTAGAAGCTACATCAGTATTACAAACTGTATCCGCTGTAGCAGATATGGCTGAATCTGCAACTACTACAGATGACATGATGGAAGTGCAACAGGCTGTTACTATAACTGATATGTCTATTGATCAGCAAGACGTAGATAATTTTAATGATGCTATTACTGACGTACAAACTTTTGCTCAACAGGCAGGTGCGTATCTTGCGGCATCAGAAAATACCAGCATCACAAATCAGATAGATAGCTTTGCTTCACAGAATAACATTGCTATGGCATCTTACACTGCAGTTAGTTACGTACAAAGTGTAGATAAGTTAATGATTTCATTTGAGCAGTCTAACGCTTACATTTCATTTCATGGCTACATGACGGGCAATACTAAAACAGCGCAAGAAATCTACGAGGCTATTAACTACAATGGGTGATGCAGAACTAAAAGTAGGTGGTTACTCGTTTAAGGCTGCACATGCCTTATTTGCACTACCTATTCTTAGTGCCGTAGCTGGCGGTGCATACTGGGGCTACGATGTACTGAATCGTTTCTTAGACGTTGAGTCAGGGTTTGAAGAAGTAGTAGATGCTACATCACGTATTCAATCTCTTGAACAAACAATTGGTGATAATAATGTAGCGCAACTAGGTGTTAAGCTAACACAGATTAGCACTCAAATGGCTACAATTTTAGAGCAACAAAGAACCCTACTAAACCTACGCTCTCAAGTTGAAAAGAGCACAGCTATTACGGATAGCATGTCCGATAAGATGGATACATACGCAGTAGAGATAGACGATATATGGGATGCGTATGATGAATTAGTCGCTAATCCTCTAAAGTAGTGCGGTATGAAAGATTTACTATTGACACGTAATACACACGTAAGTATACTTTGTCTTATGACAATACATAGAAAGATAGAAGAATGATGCAATTCAAAGGATTTAAACCAGATGCCCTGCAGCGTATTGCAGGTAATTTAGGCTATCAGGGTGACATGAATGGTTTCAATGACTACCTAAGTCAAAACCCTGACAAGATGAATACTATGAATATGTATCAACAAAAAGCTATGCAAATGGCAAGTGGTGGTTACGTAAAAAAGTATGCCGAAGGTGGTGCTGTAACAGATGAAGAAGAAGATACTACAGTATCTATTCCTTCTATTACAGAACTCCAAGCCAATCGTGCTATAGCCCCTACGCTTTTACCCGGTGCTACAGTTCAACCTGTAGGTACAGTAGCTACACCGGAGCAATTTGTAGCGCCTACAAGTGGTCAGGTAGCTGGTGATATTATTACACCTACCACTACAGCTACTACAGCTACTGCCGCTGCCCCTACCCCAACTGATGCAGCCTTGATGGAGCCAGAAAAAGTATCTGATAAGGTAGGTGATGTAATTGCACAGACTACTGCAGCACAAGGTTCAGTTGATCCACGTGCTATTGTAGATGCAGAGCAAGCTACCTCAACTAGTGTATCCGATCTTGAAGCTGCGCAAGGCAAAGCCATTCTTATGGATAACCCTGTACAACGTAAAGTTGAAGAGGGTGAACTTGTAAGTGGTGTGGCTAATGCTGAGACTGCAGTTAAGTTTACAGAAGAAGTACAAGCTGCTGAAGCTACGCCTACTAAACAAGCTACTGTACAAGGACAACTTGAAGGCTTAATGCAACAGTTTGAGGGCGGTAACACACCCGCATGGGCTGCAGGTGCTATGCGTAACGCTACAGCTACTATGTCTGCACGTGGGCTAGGTGCATCATCTATGGCTGGTCAGGCTATTATACAGGCAGCTATGGAAGCATCACTACCTATTGCTTCCGCCGATGCACAGACACTTGCTCAGTTTGAGTCACAAAATCTTTCTAACCGTCAGCAACGTGCAATGCTTGCGGCACAACAACGTGCTACATTTATGGGCATGGAGTTTGACCAAGCTTTTCAATCTCGTGTGATGAATGCAAGTAAGATTAGCGACATTGCCAATATGAACTTTACTGCAGAGCAACAAGTAGCTTTGGAAAATAGTCGTAATGCCAACACGGTAAACCTTTCTAATCTTAATAATCGTCAAGCTCTTGTAATGTCCGAGGCTGCAGCATTAGCCAATATGGACATGGCTAACCTCAACAATCGCCAACAAGCTGCCGTAATGAATGCACAGTCATTCCTACAAATGGATATGGCTAATCTAAACAATCAACAACAGACTAGCATGTTTAAAGCGCAACAGCAAGTGCAGTCTCTGTTTACAGATCAAGCTGCCGCTAACGCCGCTGCACAGTTTAATGCTACGAGCCAAAATCAAACTGATCAGTTCTTTGCTAATCTAACTACACAGGCATCACAGTTTAATGCTTCACAAGCTAATGCACAGAACCAGTTCAATGCAGGTCAAGTCAATGCTCAAGATAGGTTTGCATCTGAGATGATGAACCAGCGTGACCAGTTTAACGCACAGAACAGATTAGTTATTGATCAAAACAATGCAAACTGGCGTAGACAAATTGCAACTGCAGATACTGCAGCTATCAACCGTGCTAACGAATTAAACGCAGCCTCTATTCTTGGTATATCTAACACTGCCTATAATGATCTTTGGTCATACTACCAAGATAGTATGGAGTGGGCATGGAATAGTGCCGAAAATGAGCGGCAACGTATTTCAGATTTAACACAAGCTAAGTTGGCAATAGACGCAAATGCATCTGTGGCTGAAGCAGACTTAGACTTTAAAACTTCTGCTAGTTGGGGTAATCTTGTAGCAACAATGTTTACATCTCCTATGGGTGGTGATACACTGTTGGGTAAGGGTCTTAACTTTGTAAGCGGTATATTTTAATAAGAGGAAGTAAAGATGAATACTAACCCTGTACTAACGGCATATACAAATTTAGGTATTATGGACGAAGAAGAAAATGTGGCAAAGCCTGTAGCAAGTATGGGTTTATTGTCTCGTAACTCGCAACCTAAAGAAACGCCAACTGCAAACGCACCATTGGACAGAGTTAAACTCTACGTAAAAGATATTCGTAAAGCAAGAAAGCAGATAAACAATGGCTGAACCATCAGAACTTTATGTAGACTACCCAATTCCCGGTCAAGGTATGACTGCTGAAGTCGGGAGTAGACCTTGGCAAAACCCACCTCAGTATACTACAGTAGAGTCTGCGTTAGAGTTCTACATTCCACGTCTTGTATCCGATGATATATATGACTCACTACTGGATAGCATGGAATTAGGTATACCACTAACTACTATGGCTAACTCTATGCAGTCTGCAGGTGTTATGCAGGGTATGCACACAATTGATGTAGGTATTCTTGTAACACCCGTAATTGTTGAGATGTTGGCGTACATAGGCGACGATGCAGGTATTGATTACGATCTTGGTACTGAACAGCGTATTGATGAAGATAAGATTAGTGATACTAAAATTGCACTTGCCTTAAAGAAAATGCGCAAAGAATTACCAGAGGCACTTGAAGAAAAAGAAGAAGAGCCTGTAGAAATAAAAGAAACCGAACCACGTCCGGGTGGTCTTATGGCGAGGAGATCATAATGGCATTTAGTTTAGCAGGATTTGGCGCTGGCTTTGCTGGCAAGTTATCGGAAAGATTAGATGAAGATCGTGTACGTGCAGAAAAACTGATTGATGAAAATCGTCAGATTGCTACTCAGCAACGTCTAAGAAAACAAGCAAAGCGTGATCAAGAAAAAGCTCTTGCGCAAGAGATGATCGGTACGCTAAAGATGCTTGGGTACAGTGACGAAAATGCAGCACAGATTGCTGCCAATGGTAAGGGCGCAGGTCAAATTGCCATTGATGCAGCTACAAAAGGTTTATCTAAAGGGGTTGATGCAAACACAATATTTAACTTTGGCTCTGTGTCTGGTGATATGGGTACGTCTGATCAAGATGTATTAAACAGTACTATTGATGCGGCAGGTCCAACACAGATCGGTAGTTTAGAGGCTACATCAGAAGCAGTTAGTACCAAGACTGATGACAGTGTATTGTCACGTGAGTTTGGTATCAACATGGACGTTTGGAAAAACCTTTACGCAGAACCTGATAAAGTAGAAACTTCTTATAGTGCCAGACTAGCAGTAATCTCACAAAAACTTGCCCGTCCTACAAAGGATACTGATGTAGAATCTTTAAAGTCAGAACAATCTGCATTACTAGCTGACTTAGCTACAATGAAAGAGGCAGAGCGGGAAAAAGAAGGTGCGTCTACACCTAGTTTTACTTTAGGCACTATCAGTTCTAACGTGTCTGAGATTCGTAGAGGCGCTCTTACTAAATATGGGTTTAAACTTGGCATTGATGATACTATTGAAAACTTAGATGATGGAAACCAACACCTTGCAGATGTTGCTAGTGTTCAAATTGCCTATGAACTAAGCCAACGTAACTTAGGTATACAAGACCCTAACATGGCGAATACCGCAGCTGCTATTCGTACTACGGCTATTAGTGGTCTAAAGTCCTATGCTTCAGAGGCTACTCCGTTAGCACAAACCGCTGACGAATTTGCTACAGCAACGGCGGATGGTAAATACAAAGCTGGTCAAGTAGTTCAAATAACTACAGAAACAGGTGTGCCACGAATAGTTGTATATACAGGTATACCTGACTACAAAACAGGTATGCCCTTTATTGAAGTGTCTGGTGGTTAGTTCTTAAAATGGTAGATAAAAATAGTATACTAGACTTTCTAAATACTAGTAGCTCAGAGGAAGAGACTACTGAAATTGTAGAAGTAACGCCGCAAACATCTACTGATGTTAGTGCTAGTTCCGTTATGGACTTTTTAAATACTAGTGATACTACCTCTGAAGTAGAGCCACAAGAAGGTGCGGCAGTAACGCCACCTGCTGTTGTACCTGAAAATAACTACGATCCTATGTTGCCAAAGGCGTATGACGAAACAGATTTTATAGAACCTGTTTACGAGTACAAAGAGGGTGAGCGGATAGCTGAAGCTAAAGATGATATTGCTACAATGCAAGAATATCTTGACAGTCTTTCACCGGAAGATCGTGAGACTTTTGAAGATACTATTTCCAAAGATATAGCAACTGGCAATAACATGCGAAACGCTAACTTTATGGACTTAGCTATGTCTAAGTTACCTACAAGTTGGCTATTAGGTATGGGCAACTTTTTTAATAAGGCGGGTGCTATTACTGTAGACTCAATGGAATCTGGTTTTAACTCTCTTTATGAGTATGACAAACGTGCTTTTGATATACTGTCTAATGCAGTTACGTTGGGACGTTACAAAGTAGATGATCCTTCTGAGCTTGCGGAGTTTATTGCCGATGGGGCAGGTGCCGCTGGTGAATTTTTAGAAACAGTTCCTGTACTAGGGAATATACAAGGTGCTATTAATACAGCGGTTTCTAGGGGTGTACGTATTGATGCCAAATCACTGGTAAGGGAAGTAAAAACTGCCGACAAAAATTTAGCTTTAGCCCAAAGAAATAATCCGGGTGGCGCTAGGCTTGCAACTATGCAAAGTAGCCTTGAGGCACAGGAACGAGCCGCTAAGGTAGCTTCAGAGAATCGTAACATTGCCAATGATTTAATTACCCAGTTTGAGGATATGACAGGTAAAACAATATCTGTTCAAAGGGGTGATGATTTAGAGTTAGACTCCGACCTAGCCCGTCAAGCAGGTGTGGAAACTGCAGAAGAGATAACGGAACGTGACGGTGGTTTGTTTGAACTAAATCTCGGTAGTGATATGCTGACTACACCAATACTAAAGCCTGAAAAATTTGATGGTATTGTGGCTATTGCAGCAGACTACAAAGATAGATTTCCTGATGATTGGAATCCTGATAAACGTGTTATAGATAACTTGTTTGAACTAACTGTAAATAAAAAACTTGTACCACCACAGGACTTGTTAGATGAGTTGAATAACTATGGTCTGTCTTTTGAGGACTATGTACTTACAATTGTTGGTTCAGGATCACAGGCAGGTAAAGCATTAGGTAAATTGTCTCAACTAGGCAGGATGAAACCTAAAAATGTAGCCGATGCAGACGCAGCTAAACGTGCCGCAAGGGATGCCAACACATTCCGCCAGTTTGTGATGCGTGTTGAGAATATTCGTAGGGGCGGCCTCGTATCACAAGTTGCAACGGCATCACGTAACTTAATGTCGGGTGGTATACGTGCTCCCTTGGAGAGCTTGGGTAACGTAATGGACGATGCCATATATCACGCATCTGATGCCGGTATTATGGCGGGCGGTAAGCGTTTATTTGCACGAGAGAATTGGAAAGATAGCTTCGCTAATATGGGCTATATGTTTTCTCGCCCAGATATTGCGCAAGGATACGGTGATTTAATACTTGAACAGCCTAGTATGGCTAAACAGTTTGACAGTATGTATAACAACATTAATGAAATACAAAAGATGACAGGCAGGGGAACAGGTAGTGTTGTAGATAATATTCTGTCTGAAACTGAAGACGTAGTTAGTTTTTTAAACACTCCTAACAGATGGCAAGAGTATCTAATACGCCGTGGTCAATATTTTGGTGAATTACAGAGAATAGTACGCCGTGAGTACGACATTGATTTGATAGATACTTTAAATGCTGGCAAACTAAATGACCTACTTAATGATGCATCATCTGTAAAACCAAAGGATGCTCCAAGTTTTACCGCTTTAGTAGATGAAGCTGTTAATAAAGCACTGGATGTTACGTATGCAAAGCAACCAGAGATTGATGTTTTCCGTTCTACGTCTAGCTTTATTACACGTAACGGTTTAACTGTTGTAATGCCTTTTCCAAGGTTCATGTTTAACAGTATGGAACTCATGGGTCAGTACGCTGGAGGCGCTTCTATACCGCTCACACGTAAGATGACTAGTTTAGTTACAGGTGGACGAGTAGGTGGTGGTCCCCTGACTACCAAGGATAGGCAGCGTATCACACGTAACATGATGGGTATGGCTGCAGTAGGTGCAGCGTATATGTATCGTACATCTGACGATGCGCCAGCTGACTTTGAGCAAGTATCTGTTGGAGAAGACGCACAGATGGATACTACTGCTGTATATCCTATGGCACAGTTTCAGTATTTAGGAGAACAAACTAAGCGTATGATTGATGGTACGTTTGAAGAAAAGTTTGATGCTCAAGAGTTTATAGAACTATTTACTGGTAGTAACTTTCGTTCTGGTGTAGGTAATTCTATTCTGGAGGAAGTTGCGCAACTTGCAGACTCTACTGACTTAACCGCTGGGGAAGCTTCAGGTAGGCTTTTGGGTAGAACGGTTGGTAATTATCTAGGCACATGGGCAGTACCTTTAGGTCAAATAATAGACCTTGAACGTGCGACAGGCGCTAGAGGTACGCAATTTAAAGATGTATCTACCGATCCTACATTAGACTTTTCTACTACACTAGGTAAAGAAATAACTCGTAGTTTAAAACAACGTGGTATAGGTGTATCTCCAGAAGAAGAAGCTGCAGCGCCACGGAAAGAGTATCCATTTTACTCTGAAGGTAAAGAGCGACTGTATCCTTGGATGAAGTTTGGTGGCCTAACCATTACAGATAAACCAGACGAAGAGGGTGAGTACCTAAAGAGATTAGGTTTTAGCTGGAAGGATATGGGCAGTCGTAGCAAAGTACCAAGTATTAAACGCTTTGAGCAGCAATTGATAAATGGTTACATGTCTACTCTAACTGACATAGCACAGAATAGAGAACCTAAGCTACGTAATGAGTACATAAATGCTAGTGACAAAGTAAAAGATACATTTACAGAAGATGAATTTGTTAGTAACAAACTTCGTCCACTTATTAATGCACAGTTACGTTCCTTTAAATCTCAAATACGTGAGGGTGCATTGTCACAAGGTAGCGATTACGCTAGGGCGATGACCAGCTACCGTAGGACTACTCCAGAGTACCGGAGGTTAGCTACAACGGACTTTGTAGATAGGTACGGTAGAGACCCTGATGCTACGGATACCAAAGATTTAAGGATTCTTGTAGAGATAGCGAAAGCCTACAGAGAAGGTTACAAATAAAGAGAGGGGGCAACTAAGCCCCCTTTATTTTTGTCTATCGTTAACTTTGTTACACTATCGTGTGTCGCCACTACCACCAATTGTACCCTGTTCTTTTCGCCTCGACAGTTTGATTTCGTTCTGGCTGGCAATCATACCCAGAGTAAGGTTGAGGTCAGTAGCGAGTGCAGCACAGTACCACAACACATCACCGATCTCACTTGCAATATCCTCTCTCCATGTATCGGGTCTATTGTCTGGCCCATCACGTACAAGTTTCTTTACCTTGTTGGCTACCTCACCCGCTTCACCTGCAAGACCCAACGCAGGGTACAGGATACGATGTTCATCTGGATAAATGGCGGTTTTGGATGCGCTACGTTGATATGAATTAAAATCCGACATGCTGTACTTCTCCTTTAAAAACTGTTCTACCTCTTGCTCTAGTTTCATATTTCCTTACCCAGTTTAAGTTGTCATAGTAGGCTTTGTTGTAGCCCCTATTCCATTCACGGTACTGCATAGTATCTTCAGGATACGGGTTAACACGGTCACCTCTTTTAAAACTATTGTAACCCATTGTCTGCTGTACCTTTAGAGGTGCATCATATTTACCTAGTCCACGTTGTTCTCTTGTACGAATCTTCATAAGTATTACTCCTCATGCTACGTTGATTAACTCCGCCTCTTTATATGGCACGTGATAGAACTGTTCACCTGCATAGATGTTACGTCCTTGTGCCTCACGTAGTTTGTCATCCGTTAGTAGGCTACTGTCAATGCACCAAGCCTTAGTCATATCACCACTGAAGATGTAGAACTTTAGGTTGTTACCGTGCTTTGACAGTAGCTTCTTTTTGCGTTCTGGTATACGTATCTCGGCCCAATTGGTAGGCCAATCACCCTTCCATGCAGTCTTTACTTCCGCTTCGCTGTAGTGTTTCTCACCTAGCTTCTCTGTCACTACGTCAGCATCATAGGCTTCAGTACTGTCTACCAGTATATGACCATCCTTGAGTAGGTGATTGATTAGTGTATCCTTAGCTACACCATCGTACTTGCCATAAAGATTTTTGGAGAAAGGTTTTCTGTACGCCATTGGAGTTACTCCGATTCTGGTTGTTCTGTTTCCGTTGTAAGTGACTGCTTCAATGCAGCCACCAGAGAATCCGACATACTACGTAAGCCTTGCAACTTGTAGCCCATGTCGGCTTGAATACGATTGTTGTATTGTATCTCTTGGAGTAGTTTGTTTTGTTCCTCTGTGAAGTCATCCGTTTCATATTCTACATCATCAAGTGTCAGTTTTGCCATGTTCAATCTCCTCTAAGTGTTGTTTTAGTTCTGTGTAACCACCAATATAGTTCCCTTGATTGTTGAATATCTGTGGAACGGTAGTATAACCCGCCTTCTTAACCAATGTCAACAGCCATTTACTACTTGGATCATCTAAAGTATAGTAAGTGTACTGTTTATTTGCACCCTGCAATAGTGCTTTTGCACTATCACAGAAGTTGCATTGTGTCCTTCCTAGTATGACCCACATTACACTAGGTCTACTATTTCACAACTGTCACCGGAGCAAGCCATTGTCTGCATAGACACTGTGTTGTCTTCGTTTTCGTATTCATTAAGAAGTTCCCAATCAATGCTGCTAGGCATCTTGGTAAGCATCTCTTCATACTCTTCTTTAGTGCAGTCCTGATAGGGTGCTTGCTGGTAAGTATGATCCGAGTGTGGCAAGAATGACACACCTGACATTTCATCAAAGTGTTTGTACACAAATGCACCCACTTCCATCCACTCACCATCACGTACTGAGATAGTCACGGATGGCTTATGTTCGCACCAGTGGCGCTGATAGGTCAACCACAGCTGAAGCTGCTCTACGGCTGTCATATCGTTGCGTGTGACTGCCTGTGTGGGTGACATAACAGGGAAGCTAAACACCACAGTGGAGTCAGGCTTCATAACACAAGGCTCATTAGGAATACCTTGGTCAATCATGAAGTTTGTCAGAGGGTCTTTGTTATCGCCACGGACAGTCCGAATATAATAGGGGCTGTGACGAGCATGGATACCAGAAGCGGAGTCAACCAACTGTGATACCGTACCGGAAGGTTTAACGCAGCTGATAGAAGCAGAAGCAGGGATGCCAAGCAATTCAGCCCACTCAGCGTTAGTAGCGACAGCGATAGAACGTAAATGCTCAAGGGTCTTATCCAATCCTTTGTTAGAGTTAGTCATAAGTGGGTTGTCCATAATGCCTGTCATAGACACACCAAGCAACCGCTCTTCTGCGGTGTTGTTCTGCCATACCTTACGTAGGTAGGGGAACTTAATCATGGTAGACTGAATAGTACCCAAGATAGTAGCAAGTTTAACCTTACGCTCAAGGTCTTGCAACGTGTCCGTTGCTCGTACAACACACTCCGTTAGGTTACAAAACTGATATGGACGTAAAATTATTTCAGAACAAGGGTTTGTACCGAACTCATAGTTAGGATCACGTCTACCAAACTTAGCTGCTTGCTTCTTGGATGCTTCACGATTGAAGATACCACGCTCACCAGACTTAGACTCGACCAGAGACAGCCATTCACGCATGAATGTTTCCATGTCTGGCTTCTCTGTGTACGCTACGGAGTTGTTAGCCAAAGCACGGTGACCTGCTGTCTCCCACCACTGACCTGACTTAGCGTGACGCATACGGTCATCTGACAAGTTAGACAGTGAGATCATAGCTGAACGGCGTACACCGCCTACAACAACGATCTGCCCAATGAAGCACATCAAGTCGTGACATTCCATAGAGGATAGCTTACGTCCTTGTGCAGCCTTGAATGTAGACACAGCGAAGTTGAACAACTCTACGAGAGGTGCTGGGCCTGATGCCCTACCACCAAATGTCTTTAGCCTTGCACCTGCAGGGCGTACCTGTGACACGTCCCATTTAGGGATTTCACCAGCCCATAGGAGCGCAAGAACTTGACGGAAACCTTTAGCCCAACCTTCCTTACTGTCCTTAACGACAACGACCGTTTCACTCTGGAACAACTCTGGCACTTCTGGAAGCTTGCTGATGAACTGACGCTCTACACTGAAACCTACGCCAGTGCCACAGAGAAGGATGTACATAGCTTCATCGAATGATTTGGGATCATCGACAGGCAAGTAACTACAGTTGTACCCTGCAGTGTTGTCACGATCTAGTGCGGGGCCAGCTGTCATCATGGCCCTCATAGATGGCATGATCTCTTGACCAAGGATAGCTTGCTCAATGCTGTCAATGTAACTATTCTCTACCTTAACGGAACGGCGTACTACATTATCCATGTAGCGGCCTACTGTTTCACCCCATGACTCACGCCCCTTGCCATCAAAGTACTTAGCGTAGCGTGATTTGTGGATGAATGCTTGATAGTCTGTTGGTAATTGATTGCTCATATTACATTACTCCGATATTGTTTTTACTGTTTTAATGTTCCACCCATCTACGTCAAAGATAAGCTCGTGTAGTACACTCTCGACTTCTTCCGTAACGGCTCCGTCTGTTGGCATTGGATAGTCTTCTTCGTCTATGTCTAACGTAAGAAATACTTTAACTATCATATCAGTATTCTCCTGTATTAAAAATTAACACGTATGACATTTTCTGTTACCTCTTTAACCTTGGGTTCTACCTTTTCCTTTTCTGCTTCATCCTGCAAAGTATCTTCAGCTATGTTTGATAGTATGGTACGAACACTTTCGTGTTCCTCCAAAGCGGGTACTGCAGCACACACAAGCTGCGATAGCTTCATTAGGCTGTAGTGATCTTCGTCTGACATGGTGTTCTCTCCGGTAGTAACACTGCCTACCAGTAACTCCCCCGTCCAGTCACCACGTTCATCCAAGAACGGAGACAAACGAATGATGTAATCATTGGCGTCAAAGTCTACAAACACGGGAAGGTTTTCATCCTCATTCATTTTTTCTGTCTCCTTTTAACTTTCTTGTATGGGCAGTGTATCAGCATAGGGTGCATGTCTTTGCCCTTCTCATGCAACCAATCTTCTGGAATGATGCGGTCACTATACTGTATACCATTCTTCTCACACCATTGTCCATAGGTAGTTTTAGCACCCTTACTCAATTTACGTTTACTACTGGTAAATACAAAACGTATATCCAGCTTGGGGTGCTGCTCCTTAACAGCTAAATGCTTACGTCTATCGTCTGCAGTAAACAACCCCTTTGTCTCAATTATAATACCGTTACCCAATACAAAGTCTGGAGTATATGTACGGTACATGAGGTCTTCCCACTCTATCTTTACCTTCTCGTACTTGAATTTAATATTGTGTTCTACAAGGTAGTCTTTAGTGCGAAGCTCAAGTCCACTCCTATACCCATGCTTCATGGCGGCAGAAAATTGAGATGCCTTCATAGGTCATGCTCCTTCTTTGATGTACGCTACAATGGGTTTAGTACGTGCTTGTGATACCTTTGACGGTAGCTCCTCAATGTTGTAGCATGAGAAACGGTAGTCACAGAATTTACAGTTGTCGTTTAGTACCATGTTACCAGATGGTTTACCTCTAAAGGTTTCTGGTACAGGACTAAAGCAACGCTTGAACTCATTGGCATTTACTGTGTCAATGTTT